CCCAGTCATTCATTGCGAGGGAAGGTGTCTCTCGATGGTCGACAAGCAGACCGTGGATCGCGGAAGACTCATAAAGTTTTACGTTCCCTTCAAGAGGCTCTTGAAGGAGGATAAAGTTCCGATTAGTTCTGGTTTGATGAAACAATTTTTGGTGGGGGCTAAAGCTTATCTTTGGGCCTCTAGCTATCTTCATCTCAACCATAAAAAAACCACAAGAATCTTTATATCCCAATAGATCAGGCACACCAAAGGATGCCCAAGACTCCAGTCTTGTCCACTGGATTTTAGGTGTATTTTTTTTAATTAACTTCCAAAATTTGCTCTCTGGTTTCACCGGAATTCCTGCTTGATAACTACACTAAATTACGGTAAATTACAAGCATGACACAATCCAAAAGATTAACAGAACAACAACGTAAATTTGCAGAATTGCTAGTTTATAATGAGGGAAAGATGTCACCAGCAGAGGCTGCTTACGAAGCAGGCTATAAAACTAGAGCCCGTAAAGCTGCGGCAGAGATGCGTAACCCAAAATACTTTCCATTAGTTGTCAGCTATATTGGCGAATTAAGGGCAGAAGTAAGGGAGAAATATGGCATAACTTTTGAAAAGCATGTCACAGAATTAGCACAGATAAGAAACAAAGCATTAGAAAACAAAGCCTGGAGCGCTGCTGTAAATGCGGAGGTGGCCCGTGGTAAAGCAGGTGGTTTGTATGTAGATCAAAAATTAGTTATGACAGGTAATATAGATAATTTATCTGCAGATGAGATTAAAGATAAACTTAAAAAGATTTTAGATGATAACAAAGAAATAATTAATATTACGCCTGAAGATATCGAATCAAGTACACTAGAATTGCAAGAAGAATCCAACCTTGATTCCCATTCACAAAAGAATTAATTTTATTTAATAGTTTTCTTGGTGACTTTTTTACTAATGCCCATTTGTCTGTCACTCCCTCGTATAGTTTTGCCATTTAATACTCCTTGTGGATTTGGCCCACGCAATGGTGGTAATTGATCCCATTTTACGTTAGGCATGTTTTTAGTCAAGGTTTTATTTTTCATTTATTTTTTCCATTTTAACTATACACCCTTTCGGAAATACATTTCTATCACTAAATAGTTCATCATTCTGCTCGTAACTAGCAAATGTTCTTACATTCTTTTTATCTTTGTTAAGTAAATATGCATGAGTAATCATTACAGAAGGCATAAAACCCTCTGCTGTGTGTAAGTCTGCATGCCCGGCATCACCTGTGATGTCCAACCACGTGATTTTGTAGAAATAATATCTTTTCTTCTTGATCACAACAGATTTATATTTAGATTTCTTTAGTCGTCTCATATCAATCTTATACTGTATAGGGAGATTTTTGGGCAAAAAAGTTTTCTAAAATAAAAAAAAGGTCGCGCGCGTCGAGTAGCAGACTGTGCCAGGCTGTGCCAGACCCCTTGGCACACTATTATTCGCCTATGCCAACACTTATAAGCCAAAATAGGGGTGTGCCACCTGTGCCAGAGGTTTTTTTTACTTTTAAAAAAATAAAATTGCTCCAGAATTCCACTATACATTGGCACAACTACCTATCTTTTAGCCCCATTTTCGTCACAAATGCAATACTTGACGCATTTGTGCCATAATTGATGATTTTTTTTACTCCTGGTCCTTGTATTTCAAGATCCGCGTACGGTTTCCATTGTTTACGTATCAGATTTAGTTCTAAAATCAGATTCGACCATTGTTTGGGACTTATGTTTTTCCCGACTATAGTTACCTTTTTCATAATCAATACACAATTTACCCTCCAGATGGTCCATCTCGTGCTGTATGCACCTGGCCTCCAGATTGTAAAATGTCTTCTTCTCCTCCTTTCCATTCTCATCTTGGTACTTTAGAATAATTCTAATGTGTCTCTTTACATCTCCGGTCTTTCCTGGAGCTGACAGACAACCCTCATTATCACGTAATGTTTCAATAGATTTCTCTAAAATCTCTGGGTTAATAAATACTTTGTAGCCACTCTGACTACGTGAGCAATCCATAACAAACATACGTAATTGATAACCAACCTGTATTGCAGCCAGACCTATACCATGGTGTTGGTACATAGCTTTTGCCATAAATTTTATGAGCCTACTGGTCTTATCATCTAGTGGAAAAGGCACGGTATTGCTTGCTGATCGCAAAAATACGTCAGGATACTTGACCAATTCTATATGCACGGGACCTCCACGCTAGCTTCAGCCCCGTTCCCTAGGGATTCATTAAACACCATGATTGTTTTTAGGCCCTGTATATGTATGTGACCTAAACCTTTGTAGGTTTTCATGTTTTAAAATAATTCTTGCTGGTTCTGGAGAACCAATTAATTTATTTTTTTCTAACGCTATAAATCTAACTTCTTCCATATAACCATCTTTTGTTTCAATATAAATCGGACAATCAGATATGTTAGTGCCTTTCTCACCATCAGTGAATTTTCCCAAGATCTGCTGTAAGTCTCTTATTCTCATCTATTTTTCCTCCTATGTGTTTTACTAATTCGTACCATTTTTTTCTCCACATCTCTTTCATTTCACCATTTGTTTTATGATACATCTTAGCAATATTATCTAGTCTTCTCATTTCGATGTTTATAATACTCATCTACCCTCCTTAAAAAGTTGTGTGCATATTTTTTAAATTCTTCGCCCTCAACAATAAACTCTTGATAATAATTATCTTTACTACACATCATCACAACACCTTTTGTAATCTGGGTATTAAATAAAATATTATGTGCCATAGCATATGCTGATAACTGCATGAAATAGTCATCAATCCATTCTCTACGTTTTGGTTTATTGGTTTGTTTGAAGTCTATAATTGCGTCCTGTCCTTTATGTATTCCAACCAGGTCTGTCTGACCTGCGTACAGTCCAGGATAATATAAGGTACACTCTGTACCATAAAATTCTGTAACGTTAGATAGTCCGCTTTGTATAACTTGTGTTGCCATATTATGTGCTTGTTTACCAACAGATGTTTCATCTAGGTAACCTTCATCTAATATATACTTCTCTAATATCTTGTGCATGGCCGTGCCCCTCGCTGCAGATTCATCCACGATCCGCGCCGCATTATCCTCGCCCATCTTCTCTCGCCACGCTCTCAACGATTCGCGCTTCTCGGCTGACTGTGTGATATCAAGTATGGTGGTCACCGAAGGTAACTTTTCTTTATCAAACACATAGTGCCGTTTACCTTCTATCTTCTCACGTTGGGTCTTTGGGTATCTATAACTATTATTTCTTTTCATAAATTATTGCTGCCTGTCTGAGATCCACATTCTGTAATGATTAAAATCTACTATGTTATCTTTTTTTTGTATGGTTGAATAATGCTCTATGACTTGTTGAATCTTACCTAACTTTACGTGAGCAAATGGAAACAATATACAACAGACGTGAAAACAATCTCTAAATACACAACGCCACCTGTATTGCATCTTGTGTCCATTCTTTCTAGGTTTTTTATTTAATGTACCACAACCTAGAACTTCGTTAA